GTGATAATGATTCCATGGCCCAGTCCGCGCTCATCATCGATGTGCTGTATCCAACTTCTTTTGCGTAGTGTGTTCATTGTTATTGTTGCAGCTGGTATCGGCTGCAGGGGAAATTTAAAAGATGACGAGTAGAAGTCAAATAAAAAAAGAAAATATTTTCCTGCTGCAGCAACTAAATCACAATGTTCCACAAGGTCAGTGTGGAACACAAGTTGATACCCCATGGCACAGCTGTACATGTTCCACGGGAATGTTCCACGCACCAGGCTAACACCTTACTAATCCACTACAGATTGTGCGCTCTAACATTAGCGCGTCACTCATGAATCCGGCGCTGATCACGCGAACACTGGCCAAGCGAACACCGCGCGAATGAACACTGCTCACTTGAACAGGGGGGAGGGGGTCGACCGGCGAAATTATTTTTGTTATTGCTATCCATAACCCCCCCCCACAAAAATTCCTACAATTGGGCAGTTACCTATTATTGGAGATTGTTGGTGTGATTCGTCGTTAGTGGGTTGGTTCCCGTTCGGGGTTATTTGTAGATAGGTCTAGTGTATTGTGCTTAAATGTGCTAGATAGGTAACATTTGTGTTTATGGTTGACATTATGTGTGGTGTTGTGGTAATTGGTTGGTTGAGCGCGAGATGGACTTGTGCTTGATAACTTATTTATATTATGCCTAGAGGCGACTCATATCAATTACAAGGCCAAATGGGTGGCATCGTGCTTACTGGTGCTGACAGCGCGACTGGTCTATTCCGTTGGATTCAAGCAATTACTGACAGTGTAATTGAGTCTGGTGCTGGTGAGACTGCTGGCAACTTGGATGACATTTCCAACCTTGATGGCAAGACGCTTGCTGCTGGTGCTGGCATTGGTGGCATCTTTACCAAAGTTCAAATCAGCTCTGGTACGGTTATTGCGTATTACGCATAATGTCCCAGTTCCGATCCACTGGTGGGTTAGATGACCTGATTGCCGCCGATGGTGATCGTGGATTCTTTGGCGTGAACCAGAGGTTGCAGCTTAACCAGTTGGAACCGGGTGAGGTAAGGGAAAGCCTTAATGGTCGCATGGAGGGCTTCTGGAGGCCGCGCAAGAGTGTGGTGTCTGTTAGCCCCGTGCTGACTACTGGAGGCACTCCGTTGAACCTTCCGTTCCATGTGCTTGTGGTTGAAAAGACCATTACCAGCGTTACTCGTTCTGGTACGACAATCACGGTTACGGCTAACTCTCACGGGTTCACCAATGGTGATTCTGTTTACATTTCTGGCGTTGGATACACTACTGGTTCCGATCCAAATGGAACATTCGTTATTGCCGGGGTAGCCACAAACACATTCACATATACGCTTGCTGGTGCTGATGGAGCTTACACTACGACTGCAAGCACGACCGCTGGGAACATAACCCAGAATTTTAGAGCAATTACCGCTGTGTCGTATTCCGCTGATGTGGTAACGATTACCGTAACTGGACATGGGTTGACTATTGGGGAGGCTGGCAACCTTACGGTTAGCGGCATTACCTTTACTGGCACGGATAACAATGGGGTTAAGGCTGTGACTGCGGCTACCGTAAACACATTGACCTTTCCTGTTACTGGGGTGACTGGCATTACTGGTACAAGCTCTCCAAGGATTACACAGATCAACATTAACGATGCCGCGGCCAGCGATGTGTTGGCATCCTGCATGTTCTCTGACCCTAACGAGTCCAACAAGGAATATATCATTGTTGCGCTGGAGACTCTGGCGAAGAAGATCGACCTTTCTACGACACCCTACACGGCAACGACTATCCCATACCCTGTAGGAGCCACCGTTGGGAGTAACTGCGATATGCTGCAGTGCTTCGACAAGGTGATGATCATGCGTGATGGGCAACAAGCTCTTGAGTGGTATCCTAATGGCAGGGCGATTCTTTCTGCGTCCTCCAACGCGACCGCTAGTCCAAATACCGTGGTGACAATGAAAGTTCGTGAACACGGACTTACGGCTGGGTCATCCGTGGTTATCGCTGGGCTTACTAGTGGCACTCCTCCAAATGGGACATTCACGGTAGCAACAATTGTCGATCAGGACTCATTTACCTTTGTGGCATCTGGGATTTCCACTAGCACCACATTTGTAACTACGGTGGCCACAATGACTGATGGGTTTACCCTGTCCCCCGGCGGTGCTTACACCCAGCCACAGACATTTGTTTCTAGTGGAAACGATGTTACAGTATCGAGCGGCTTGGTTTCCTTGACGATTACTGGCAACTTAACAATTTTTGCTGGTAATGTAGTTGTAATTTACGAGACAACCATTCCAGAGTTCACCGCAATTGTTGGCAAACAATTCCAAGTTACATCTGCTACTGCAACAAACATTCAGTTCCTTGCACCAGTCGCCAACATATCGGCTAGCGGAAGCACTGGGCAGGTAGAGTTTGGCGGCAGGTTCACAGAAGGCGGTGGATTCATGCACCAACCGGGTGCGCCTTGGGCTACCTACTTCCAGCGCAGGTTGTTCGTTCCGTTCTATTACTCCCAGTCTGGCACTTTTAGCGCACCAGTCTACACTAGCAGAAAGATTTCCGACGAAATCGCGGTTTCCGACCTACTGGACACTACGACATTTGACCAGATCGAAAATCAGTTCCGTATTACTGGTGGTACTGCCGACTATGTGGTGGCGATGCACGGGTTTTATGACGATTCTTTGGTGGTCTTGAACCGCAATAGCATCCACCTTGTGGCGCAGACCCAAGGAAGCCTGTCTGACACCGTGGTCAAGGAACTTACTAGCGAGGTTGGGTGTTTGGCTCGCAAGACGGTGGTCATGCAGGCTAACAACATGCTATTCTTGGCCGACGAGGGCATTTACGGGCTAACCTTCCTCAATGATTACAACCTTCGCGGCACGGAGGAACCACTTTCCAAGAACATCCAGCCGTACATTGATCGCATTAACAAGAATCTTGCTGGTGAATCGGTGGCGGTTTACTTCAACAACCGTTATTACATTGCAGTCCCGTTGGATTCCGTAGCTGGAGGTAACGATGCCCGTGGAAATAACGCGGTTTTGATCTACAACTTCTTGAATAAAGGCTGGGAGTCGCTGGATACCTATGGAGATTCTAGGTTTTTGATCAAGAACTTCATCACGGCAAGTGCTGGGGTTCGCAATAACCTGTATGCCGTTAGCTCCAATGGTGGATTACACCAGATTGACGCTGCCGACTCGTCAGTAGATCGCTTGAGCGTTACGAATGAAGATACGGATGTAGTCACCCCCACGATTAACTCGTATGTGACTAGCCGTGGGTACGACTTCAAGACCCTTGAGCGCAAGAGGTTTACTGATGCCCAAGTGCAAATGCAGAACTTGTCTGGGGAAACTGGCGAGTACGACATCGCGTTTGCCACCGAAGACCCCGACTCCGCCGAAAGCATTGGCACTACCACCACATTCCTTGGTGGGCAGATTCTATCACCTAGCACCGTTGGTGAGGCTGAAACCGCAAGTATCCGATGCAGACTTGGTGGTCAGCGGGGCTATACTGGGACTATCACATTGACAAGAACTATCGGTTCACCTAAGATCCACTCTATTCAAGTGGCGGGTTCTATCACTAACAGACAAATTCTATCACAAAAATAACATGGGAGTTGTAAATACAACCTACACATTCTTGGGTACTGACACAATTACCAGTTCCAAGCTGAATAACATCATTGATGATACGACATTTACCAGCGATGCAATCCAAGGAACTACCTTGCAGGTTGTGTCTCCGGGCAAACTTGCTGTGTCTGCTGGTGGGATTACATCTAACGAAATGGCAGCTAACTCCGTTGTTACTACTGCTATTACAGATTCCAATGTAACCACAGCAAAGATTGCTGACGCCAATGTAACCCAAGCGAAACTTGCGGCAAATGTGGTTGGGAATGGGCCGGCATTTAGGGTTTACAAAAACGCAACGCAAAACATCTCTACCGGAACTGATACAACAGTATCATTCCAAGTTGAGCAACACGATACAAATAACAATTTTTCAAGCAATCGATTTACCCCAAGTGTCGCCGGTTATTACATGCTTACCGCTTCTGTTGGGTTAACAGATGAAGCTGATGAATTATCTGTTGCAATTACAAAAAATGGATCTGCTTACGATTATTCATCAAGATCAACAGAGCCAAGTTACAGAACAAGACTTACAACCATTATGTATATGAATGGTTCAACTGATTATGCGCAAGTTGTCGCTAGACAATTACAAGGAGTTAGCAGAACTATTGATGATAGCGCAACTGTTACATCATTCTCTGGATGCCTTATCAGGTCAGCTTAATAGAAAGATAAAATTATGAACCTTGATCTTTCGCACATAGACCCAGATGTACTCGCTACCTGTAGCGAGGTGGATAAGATTGAGTATGCGATGTGCCAATCTGAAGAAAAGGTTGAATGCCCACTGACCCATTTATTTACTCCGGGTCTTTACACTAGGACAATCTTCATGCCTGCTGGCTCGTTGGTGATGTCTGTGACTCACAACACAAAACATCCGTTTGTAATAAGCTCTGGAGAGGTTGATGTCATTACCCCAGATGGGCCAATTACCCATATTGCACCATACATGGGGATAACTAACCCCGGAACCAAAAGGTTTTTGCATGTAAAGCGGGACACTACATGGACTACATTTCACCCAAACCCAGAAAATATAACAGATCCAGACGAGATTGTAAAAACAGTTTCAGAAAAACTACACAATCCTTTGCTGGATAATGAAGACATAGCTCCAGCATGGAGCAAGAATGTATCTAGTTCTGTAACGATTAACGCAATTGACGATATGATTAAAATTGAAGAACATCCATTAAATCTTGAAAGCGGGGTGATGCCATGAGTATGGCCGCCATTGCAATTGGCACAACGGTTGTTGGGGCGGGAGCTTCCTATCTTGGAAGCAGGAAGTCTGCTAAAGCAGCCGAGTCTGCGGCTAGAGACATGCCAGAACCAATTGATATTTTCGCTAGGCCATACAATACGGTTAAGGGGAAAAGGGTTTATGGTAAGAGTTTGGCCCAGCAGCAAGCTGAAGGCATGCTTGGATACTACAAGCAAAATGTTCCTGGATTCCTTGCTCTACAGAAAAGATTTGGCCCAGATTTAATGAAGCAATCGCTTCGTGAGTCTCAACAATATCTTACTGGGTTTAAGGGGCAGGAGGGCTTGTTTGGATTAACTCAAAGAGCGGGTAGAGAAGCCCAGAAACAAA